CCAGCTCCAAATTGGTTTTGTCTCATTCTATTAAAAACTTGTTGTGCGAGACTATCCCTCTCGACTACATTTCTAGCCCATATCCTAACTTCAACTGGAATTCGAACCTGATGCTGTTCACTTTGCATTCCTAATCTTCTGATGTCTGAGAAGATTCCTCTTACTGTTATAATTGGATATCTTACAGCTCTCTTAGGGTATGATGTCATAACGAATCTTTCATTAGCTGCACGAGTACCAGAAATCGGGTCTGTTATATTACTAACTAAATCATCTCGTACAAATGTTACTGTTTCAGTTAGAAAATTACTACTATCTACCATTTCCTTTTGCCTCGCTTGGCCAACACATTACTCGCTTGTAGTGTGAGGGAATATATATTTTCTAATATATATATTTGAGTTTATAAACGTTTTGTTATTAATTATAGAATTATTTTGTTTTTAACTTGTCTTTAACAAATCTAATAATTTTAGTTCTATTCCTTTCTAGGCTATTTCGAAAATGTCTTCTAGCTTTTATTCTCGTTGTACCATACTCCAAATGTTTAGAATAAGGAACATTACTGCTTATTTTAGCTGATAAAGGAAAAGGATTTCTGCCCTGAACAGAATTTAAAAACCTGCCAGTATCAACACTTCTTGGTTCTGCTTTTTGTCCGGCGATACTTTGCTTTACTTCTCCTTCCATAAATAATGCAACTTGTGTCATAGCATTTTCAACTTGTCTTAATTTATTTATATTTTGTTTTTTTAGAAATTCTCTTGTACTATCAATTCCTTTAATCTTTAACTTTATCTGTACCATTAAGATTCACCCATCAAACTACCATTAGGCAAATACCGAATATAGACCTTTTTATATACATTAGTAGTTCCAATCGGCCATGCTTCTGCACCTGGTTGTAAAACAGAATATTCTTCTGTTACTGGCGAGCCAAGACCAATTTTAATAATTCCAGAAGTTTGAACATCTCCAGAAATATATAATTTGCTATCCGTCATCTTTAACTTGCCAATTTCAAGCAACTGAGCGTCAGCACTACTTTGCTTGTTACTTAATGGTTGTGAAACACCAGAAGTCCAATAATCTGTTCCACTTTGTGTTAAAGAATAATCATCATCATAAGAACCAGCGTTTATCGTGAAATTATAATATTTAATTCTTATCTGAGTACCTAACTCTCTAATAATACTTTGTACATCTGTTTGAGCTTCTGTTGCTGTAAGAGCCAATTTTAATCACCTGCAAAATATTTTTCAATCTCATCTAGTGCATATTGTTTTGTATCTTTCTCTGGGTCATAGTTAATTGGCAACTTGTTATCATCTATCCAATTCTTAATATTCTTTTCAGTCCAATATTTAGTAGGCCTTGTTTTTAAATCTTTTTTCTCTTCCTTAGGTTCTTCTTTCTTCTCAACAGATGTAATGGTTCCAACGTCATCATCAATAAGAATGTAATCGCCTCTTGCGATTAACCTCTTTGCCTTCTTAGGTTCTACTTCTATAATCTCTTGCGTTTGATGATGCCCAATATATTTTAATCTAATTCTCATTTTAAACCTCCATATCTAAAGATAATTAAGGTCAATATATTAATCAATGCTACTATTACTGGAACCCAAAACATTAACCATTTTTCATTTTTTTCGTGATGTTTTAAATGATTTTCCAATAATATTGTATTTTCACTAAGTCCTTTATCTAATAGTTCAACTTTATCGTAAATTTCACGCGTTGTTATTTTAACCATTTGCCTTATAAAACCTCACTGTATTTCCAATGGCTTTCAATTTGCGTAGCGCGTCTTCTTTTATCTGCTGACTTGCAGTAGTTAAATTACTTGTACTCCCCTTGCTTACTTGCATGTCACCTAATCTATAACCTGTGGCATCTACTCCTTGTAGTTGCATTAAGAACATTACTTCCGCTGCAGTTAAGTTAACTAAAGGTCCTTGCCATTTTTCATCTATGCCTGTTGAACCAATTGATTGTCCTGTAAATTGTTCTGCAAATAATCTTTCTCTGTCTGCTATTCCAAGCATCGCGCCACTAATAGAAGATGGTACATTATCTACTAATGTTAGTACTGTGTCTGCAATGCTACCCAAATTCCAAACTGCCATTGTTTATATATAGGACATTACGAAACCTGTTCCAGATTTCCCTTTTCCAACTTCGCTTCCTGTTAGCATATAATTTCCAAATAAAGGAATTTCTGCATATATTCCAGAAGTTGCTAAAGATATATTATCAGTTGTTCTTGCATGTCCTCTTGGAAAATATACTCCACTTTGTGCAACCGTACCTGTATTAGTTCCACTAGCTAATTGCCAAATAATTTCGCCTGTTCCAGAAACTTGTAGAATTAACTTTCCATTTGCTGCCGAGAAATTATTAGCTTTTACTTGTACAGCTTGTAGTCTTCCGTTTAAGCTCCAATCAGTGTAAAGTACGAAATTTCCGCTTGCTCCAGCGCCTACTAGGCTTCCAGCTGGAAATTCATAAGTTTTTATTCTGCTCTCTCTAACCATTTTGTTTCCTCCTTATCGCTCTAATGAGCCTGCTCTTCGGCGTTTGTTATCAACAAATAAAATAAAATAAAAGCTGATGTAGTTTCTACATAAAAACTTCCAGCATTTATGCTTCCAGCTGTAACTAAAATATCTTCTTTAGTTTCGGCTTGTGTTGCTACTACGCTAGTTGGTGTGCTACTAAATGCTGTACCGAATGCTACCCATGCATTACTACCTGTACCTGTAGCTGCACTTCCTCCTTGAACTAGCATACCCCAAGTTGTTGGGCTTCCAGTACCAATAGATGATAATACTTTACTATTAGCTACAACACTTCCTGTTACTACTGCATTTCCAAATGCCGTTGTTGTTCCAGATACAGTTGTATCTCCTCGAATAGTATCAGCGTGTACTGCAGTCTTTGCATAAACATTTGTGCCGCTAATCAGTGCTGTTGATGAGGCTTGATTTACTTCTTCAAATCCTAATCCATCTCTAATTGCCATTTTTATTTTCCTCCATTAACAATAAAAAATAAAACAAAAAATGTTTTATTTAACTTGTTGTTATTTTAGCTATTGCGGCACTTCTCAAGTATCTAACTTTAATTCTTTGAGTTATTGCTGCGGCACTCATATCGTTACTTGGTAAGTCAAAGTTTTCCATTGTAATTGGTCTTTTTTCTGCAATCATATATGAATGTTGTTTATCCGTTACATATGAAGTAGTTGTAGTCATACCTGCATTTGTACTTACTCTTATAACATTTAATCCGTAGATGTTTCCTAAAAATCCTCTTGCCAACATATCTGTATTACCAATCTTATCTGCTTCTACAAAAGTATCAATGTTTCTTAAATCGTTCAATACTTCCATACCAACAAATAATGTTGTTGGATTATAGTCACTATCTTCCAAATACTGCATTGCTCTAGTTATGTTTGCTATTGTTATTGCTGCTCCACCTGAAACTGTATTGGCTGCATTATCAAGTTCGGTTATAACTAAACTATTTTCATTTTCAGCAAATCTTTTACCTGCGACTTGTATATTGTGCTGTAATAAGTTCCACTTGGCGTCTTCAAGCATTTCTCTTGTTATTCTAATAGCAACTCCGTACTTTAGAGGTTTCAAGTTGATGCTTGTGTATTCTGTTTGGTCGATAGGAATTTCTGCTCCTTCAGATATTAATCTAACATCCATTTTATTAGGTGTTACTAAATCAACGTCTATACTTGAACCTGGAATATCTCCTGGACCAAAATACATAGCGGCTTCACTTCTTGGAATAAGTGATTTGTCGACTTCTTCGATTAAAGTATCGTGAATCTTTCGAGGAATTAATAGTTGTCCTTCTGTTCCTAAATCTGTACTCAATAACTCTTTAACATATTTTAATTCTGCCATTTTTCTTTATTCCCCCTTATGCATTTATATCAATTAGTGCATAATTTCCTGATGTTGCTGATGTTAATGCTCTTCCTATAATTGTTCCGTCTGCTACTCCTGCTGAAACTGCATGAGTTCCTTCACAATCAACTGGTTGAGCTACGGTAACTGTATCGTATGCTCTAATTATATATGCTCCTTTCAATCCTATTGTAACGTAATTATTAGTTCCACTTGCGACGTTGTTTAATGCGACTCCTGTAAATGCTGTTCCAGATGCTGCAGCTACTGCAACCAAATCGCTAGACGCGAATGAATCTGCACCAGAACTAACTGCGTTTGCAGTTCCTGAAACACGAATTAAATATCCGCCACTAATTGCCATTCCAGCTTTAGCGGTAATTGTTTTTGGAGCGCCGTAATCGAAAATTTGTACTAATCCTACTGGGTTTACTGCCATTTTCTATTTACCTCCCTAGCCTCTTGTATACATCTCTATCGTATGATGGTTTAAATATTGCAAAACCTTTTTGTGATTTTTCAATAACAACATCATTTAATAATTCTTCAGATGTATCTTTCTGCTCTTCGGAAGCAACTTCTCCTTGTGTCTCGTCTTCTTTTTCTTCTTCTTTAGACTGTTCTTCCTCTACTTGTTCCTTAGTTAACTCTACTTTTAACTCTTCTTTTAATTCTTCTTTTAATTTTTCTTTAAGAGCTAATTTTTCCTTTTCTTCTGTTTCCTTAGCAGCTTTTTCTTCCTGTAACTTTTTAATCTCTGTCAATTCTCTTTCAGCCTTCAACTTAGCTTCTTCAGAAGCTTTAAGTTGTTCTTGAAGTTCATTTAATTTCTCTTCTGACATTTTGCTTTCCTCCTTAGCTATATCATCTTTTGATAATTCTTCTTCCTTTTCCTCTTCTAAAGGAATTTCACTTTCCTCTTTTAATTTAAAACTTTCAGCTATTGCTCTTGCGAAACCTGCATTTGGGTCGGCAGGAACTGCCACCAAACTTAGTTCAACAAAATCAATACCCTTTGCCGTGACTATACTTTCATCATCGTTTGGTATAAGGTCATCAACTGTTGCGCCAACTGAAACACTCTGAATTAATCCATTGTTAATTTTGTCTCTCATATCACTATCTGCTATCTTCCCTTCAAACTCAATAGCATTTGTATTTGGATTAAACATAACATTATTAGTTGTTCTTCCGACAATACTATCTACGCTGTTGTTATGGTCTTTTAATATTGGTTTATTTCTTAGCGTTGGTGCTGCTCTTTCTAGTTCTTCAGCAACATATTGAACATTATTCCTTGTAACTGTTTCATTTATCGCAATCCCTTTAATAACGAATTCGTTATTTTGTGCTATTGCTTCTTTAATAGGCACAACAAATTCTAAAACTCTCCAATCTTTATTTTCTTTTAATTGTTTAATGTCCATTTTAGAACTGCTCCCTTGTCTAGTCCTTTTTTCTATTTCTCCACAAATTCTTCTTGCAGAATCAAGAGATTTGCCTTTTCTTCTTTGTGCGGCTACGCACGTTGCGAAATCTTTATAAGGACCGATTGGCATTTTTTAATATATATTTTGTAAAATATATATTTGAGTTTATAAATGTTTTGTTATTAATTATAGAATTAGTTAATTATGTATAACATTTACGCCTTCTGGAACTATCCATCTTGGTCTTGGTACTGTTTCTTTTTCTATGTAATAATTATTAAAAACGATGTCTGCATTGAATTGTATTAAGCCACCCACTAAAACATTAATATCTCCTGTACCTAAATCTGTTGAGGCTGTTAATGTACAATTGTGTTCTATATTCCAGTTGTTGTTTATTGCTGGAGGAGTGCAGGTGTCTGGTGGAGGAGCTTCAGGGCAAGTCCCATCCCAATATGAACCATCAGTTTTATTAACAGAAATTAACCCCTTAGAATTTGTTGCACTCCAAGCAAATGCAAAATAACCGTCGCCACCACAAAAAGCCATATTAGTAGCGGCTTGTCTTGAAGCAACTCCCATTCTTTGTTCGATAATAGATTCGGCGCTCATTTGAGTTTCCGTTAAAATAGAATTTCCTCCACTATCATACGTTGCCATTTTAATGTAATCGTAATCATCTTGCCAACCAATTACAAATGAGGTTTCATTAACAGCAGAAACTCCAATACCACGATTATTATCAGGAGAATTAGCCACACTTATTTC